TAATATCACCATTTGCATCAGTAACTGTGCTTGTGACAATACCAACTACATCACCTACTTGATAACCAACACCCCCAGCAACAACTGAGTTAATAGCTGTAACACCACCATCAAAAGATATATCTAATTGTAATCCAGTTCCTTTTCCTGTAATGGCAAAAGTTTCTACATTATTATCTGTAAATGCTGATGATCCATAGTTAGTTCCGGCAAATCCTGCGACAACAGCAGCACCAGTAACTACTGATCCTATTCCTGTAATTACTGCAGATCCAACACTATTTGGAGATCCAATTTTTCTTCCAGGAACAAGTATATTAAAAAGAGGATCTGAAAATCCAATACCTTCAATACCAATTTTTCCAGTTTTTGATAATGTTCTGACAGGATTACTATTTAATTTTTTGATATAATCATTACTTTGATCTAAAACTGGATTATTAAATAATGCACTTCCAGATTGAGCAGTGAATTTTGCCTTATAAAGTCTGAAAGTGAGATCCTGTCTCTGGTTTTCTGTCCATAAACCACCATTTTGCGATCTAAAGAATGCACCTAAGGCATATTGAGTTGTGTATTGAGATTGCTCTACAACTTCATTTCCAGATACACTAAAGTTTTCAGTAAGTGCGGCACTAGAAGCTTCAGGATTAATAATTCTATCTCCTTGATTTGCAAGCCAAACTTCATAGTTTACAGATTTTTCTGCCACCAATACAACCGCATATGCATTTCCTGGTGCCAAATATACTGGTTCATCAAAAATGAATTTTGTACCTACAGAAGCATCGTCTGAAGTTAATACATTATCAACTATTACACCATTTATTCCTGTTTGTGGTCTTAATTCTTTTTCTGCTAATACAAATCTTGAAGGTCTGTCATCACCGGTTACAGTTCTTATCTGACATCTTACTGGTTGTTCTGTATCTTTTTTAGCAAAAAATACTTCAACCGCAGTTAAAAATGCTCCATCTTTATCATTATTTTGATTAACTGCAGAAGGTGCCTCAACAGTTCCTCCAACAACAAATGTTTGTGCTATAGGATCATAATATTCAGTTTGTTCTGTATGTGTATGTTGATTTTGGGTGGTTAAAGTTGCACCAACACTACCACTTACTTTAACTACCGAATTAATAGTTGTAGTATTCTTTTGAACAAATTTTTGTTCCTCCCACTGATCAACTGTTCCTCCAGTTTCATAAGTTGCTGAAGATCTGACTATTGATGATTGACCTGGTAAGTTTGCTACATTGGTTTCACTTGTAGTAAGGACAAATTCTGTAGATCCAGTAGAAAATCTAACTTCTGGAGAAGGTGTGCTATTTGGATCTTCAATGAAGAAACTTCCAATAATATTTCCAAACACATCTGTAATTAATCTTGCATCTCCTTTCATAAAAGCTGTTGCACCGCTTGAAGTGCCCTTAAGTAAAGAATTTTTCTTTGCATATCCAAAGAAAATGCCTTGTGCCCTTTCAGAAAGACTTCTTGTATCAATGTTTAAGACTGGTGTTGAAGATGTGTAATTATTTCCAAGTTCAATTTTACCATGACTGGATGGATTAAATAAATATGTTTCTGTTGGATTATTAGTCGGACCTTCTTTATGGTTTGGTGTACATGGTCTGAATACACCTATAACTTTACTAGTATCTACAGGATCGTATACTACTACTATTTCACCCACATTGAAAGATCCTACAGAACCATTAATTTCTCCATTTTTTTCTGTTACAATTTCAAGTAATTTAGGAATAATGATTGGTGTTTGACCACCTAAAAATCCATAAACTTGTGTAAATGATCCAAAACCATAACCCTTAAACTCAGTGTTTCTGGATCTCATAAAATCGTCAGCACGAGAAGATATTAATTCATTTCTGAAATATATTTCTTTATTGGAAATAGTTACAGAATCTTTGGATGATCCTTTTAAATTAATACTATCAGTAATAGTATTAAGATTTGTTAAAGTTGTTACGGAAGTCGAGGTATCAGTACCACTACCACGTATGCGTTCACTTGATGTAGATTCTGTTTCAGAAACTGTAATAGATCCTAAATCTATTTCTTGTTCGCCAAGATCTATTTTATTACTTAAAGTTTTTTCTATGTTTTGTCCAGTTACTTTTGTGACTCCACCATCTGTTTGTATTGTTCTACTCCAATAATCGGTTTGTGGAGTTAGTTCAACACTTCCTGATAGTGCCGGTTGTTCAAAAGGATTGACATTTTCAGTTTCACCCGTACCATCCTCTCTAATCGTTGCTTTTGGTTGCTCAATCCATGAAACCTCTTCATAATTTAATGTTACGGCATTTCCAGTTTTTTTGACATTGGAATCGAGTAATTCAAAATCAATTCCAAAATCTAATTCTTCTGGTGTTACATTTTCTGCAGGAATGATTTGTGATTCTAAAGTATTTCTAATTATAAATGGATTAATTTCACCCACATCTGGATTTACTTCAATTGATGAGTTTGCATTTATAAAACTATAATTATCAAATGGGTCGGCAAAAATTCCAGTTTTAAATCTATCTAATTGGTGACTATCACGAACTTGCATACTCTTGGCATCTAGTTCCAATAGAGAAAGAGATGTTAATTCCTCTAAATTAGAAATTCTATTTTCAAGGTTGCCAATATCCCTCATTGTATATCTTCTATTATCTTTTTCAATAATAATTGCACTCTGGGGTGTATAAAGATACGGAGGAAGATTGATAGTTGCAATNTCCATCAATGTTTCATTATNATTTGATGGAGATTTGGGAGATTCTGATGAGANACCTTTTTTATATACAAATTNTCCATACTTATCCAATAATAGTTTATCAATTCTAGGTAANTAGTATTCATATCCAATTCTCAAAGTTTCTTCAGGAACTAAGTATTTTGTAATTGAATTATCAAATGATCTAGAAGAATAATGGAATGGGGAAACAGTTGCAGTGTTTGGATTATAAACTGGAACTCTTGGTCTAAAGTCAATTGTATCAGAAGCTCTAATTGGACCTACACCTATTGCTGGTATATCAGTCCTAAATCTTTCTTTATCATAACTTAATACTGTAAAAGCATCTCCATTGTCTCCTGCGGGAACCGTATAGTGATCAAAAATAATTGTTAATTGTTTGGATGGTGCAGATGTTTCTGCATTTCTAATAATTCTAGAATAATCATAATATTGGTTTCTTTGACCCTTATCTAAAATGTATGAAGTTGTTAGGTCTTTATAGTTTCCTTCAGTTTTACGTTTAATTTTACCTACTATGTTAGATTCTTCAAATTTTACTTCATCAAATATATCAAATTTATTTGATGAGAGATAAACTATATCTACAGTATCTGCTACATCTCTACCAACAATCCTAGCTACAATCTTTCCATCTAATGATTTTATATTTTCACCAATTATAGCATTATTATTAACATTTAATACACTATCGAATGATAATGTATTAAAAATTGGATCCGATGTATTTACAGATTCATAAATTGCTATAATTTTAGCAACATCTGGGTAATTCAGACATATTTCTTCATCTTCTACTCTAGTCCCATATCTATGATTAGTATCATATATTAATCCATTTTCAAGTCCACTATTTCCACTATTTCCCTTAGCATCAGAACCAGATGCTTGATTTTTTGAGAGAGTTACTGTAATTTTTCTACTACGATCATATGCTTTTTCTTTACTAACAAGACCTTTTTTATTTAAAGATACTAATACTTTGGCTCCGGTTCCTGTTGCAGGATCAACATTAAGAATAATTTCTGATCCATCTGCATTCCTAGTATTTGCAGTGATAGGAACAATGGTATTATCTGATTTTGCAACTGCATACTTTTCAGCATCAAAAGGTTCAAAACTGTAGTTAGTAATATCAGTAATATTACCATTATTTACAGTAATTTGTCCACTAGACTCATTTATTGAAGGTATAATTCTGGACATTTTAAATTCTGAAGCACTTAGATCAACCCTAGATACATTTTTATTTGCAAGAGGTACAAATAACTGACCAGAACCTCTTACAATAGGAGCACCAGCAAACATTTCTACTGCTATAGTTGTGCCAACTCCTGGTACATTACCATCATAGACACCAGGAATATCAGTTGCAATTTCTTCAAGTTGTATTGACAATCCATCAGGAGAAATACTAGCAACCTTGTTATACGTTTCTGTATTAATTCCTGCTCTTTGATATCTAACAGTTGCTCCAACTCTTAATCCTGTAAATGCATCTCCACCTGCATGAACGGTATTATCATCAATAGTCACAATTCTAATTCCATTTGGAATTGGAAATCTTTCTAAAACACTATTAGCACTAAAATTAGTTCCAGATACAGATTTGATATTTTGCGTATGGTATGCCGTTGCAACACCAATAGTTCTAGGAACATCACTAGAACCATCAATTTGAATTTGCTCTCCTTTATGGAATGTTCCTGATGTCTGTACTAGATTAATAATAGTGGAACCTCCACCTGCACCTACGGCAAATCCACTTGCCCCACTGCTATTACCTTTAATAAAAGACCCTTCTCTTACTTCTGCATTAGTAACAGATTGATTTAAAACGAGAGATGTATAAGTTTGTAAATCGAATAATCTCAAATCCCATATAGTAGCATCATTTTCATAATTTGCATCTTCAAGATTAAAACTATAAACTCTTGCACTACCAATAATATCACCGGTTCCGTTAAAATTATTTCTTAATTGTAGAACTGATCCTGAATCAGGTATACCTATAACTGTATTTACCTTAAGTAAATTACCTAACTCATATCCAAGAGAAACATCAGTACTAACTCCAACTTCTCTAGGTTTTTCAATATCTAAGATAGTTGTTCCAATTTTATCTATATCATACCCAGCAACATATGCTCTACCAGATGACATTTTGACACACATCAAATCATCATTGGGAGTATTTTGTTCTTCTGTAAGTTCTTGTGGATAATATAATCCATTATTACCCAATCCATTATTTAATGAATTGTGTATAGAAACGGAAAATGGACTGACAGAATAATTTCCAGATTCATCAAAAGTTCTACTTGCAATATAATCTCTAATTATATTATAATTACTTTTTGTTTCTATTATTTTAATTTGACCTTTATCGATACGCATTAATTCGATAAAGTTTGTATCATCAAGGTCAGTAAGATTTTTTTTAATTAAAGTTAATTTTATCTGAAATCTATCGGCACCGGGTGCAGCAAAATTACTAAATCCTTTTGCATTATCAAATAAACTTGAATCATCTTTTGCCGTAATAATTTTTTCATCAACTCGCAATCCAACTCTATATGATGAGTTATTTGTATATGGGTCTAATACTATTTTTTGCTCATCAACATTAACAAAATATCCTCGTACAAAATAAACACCTTTTGTAATAAGTGCAGCACTGCCAATTGAAGTTGCATTAATTGTAGTTAAAGATGCAAAAACTTCCCCTGCATTAATAGTAGAAAGACCAAATTGAACATTCTCATTACAAATTAATTCTTCTCCATCAGAAAAAACATTTTGATTAAAGTCATTACCATTAGTAATATAACTTACATATATTGTAACATCGTCTACCCTACCATCTTCTTCAGGTAAAAGAACAAATTTTATATTTGCTTCTACACCAGAACTCTGTCCTATTATTTTTTTACCTATAAAATTTTTAATATAAAGAGATAAATCTATGCCAAAATTAGAAGGTTTTAATTTTACTGAAGCATAGTTATTCTCATATGCAATAGATCCAGGAACAACAACTGATCCATCTTTAAAAATATTAGTTCCAAATGTTTNTAATTGATCTTGTAAGATAGATTGNGAAGTTGTTAGTTCTCTTGCCTGTACAGGAAATCCTGGTTTAAATAAAACTTTTTGAAAATTCTTTTCAGAATCAAAATCATCATAATATGGATTTATATTTAAATTAGTTTTTTGTGCCATCTTTTTTTATTAGAATTCCAGGACAATTTTGATGTCTTCTTTTTGTCTCAAATCTCTCTGAACAACAGATCGATTCGTAATGTAAATTACATCTCCCGTCTTTTTATTTATCTCTGATTCAGAAACCCCCTTACGATATTCAACTCCAAGATTGACAATTTTATTATTAGAAATTGTTGTAACTCCAGTAAGACCAGGATCGACTTGTCTTATATGAATATCTCCTGGAGCTCTAATTTCTATATTGCCACTTTCTCCAAATTTAAGCACATTTGCTTTATCAGAAACTTTTGTGTGATCACGATGATCATAACCACCCCCAGGACCATCATAATTGCCCAAAAAATATAATGATCTATCTTGAAAATATTTTACTATTTTTGTATCGGTATCATAAGATGCAATATATCCTGTAGCTGTTCCTACACCAGATATTTCCTGTGTAATTTTAACACCGGCATAATTTTTTGTAGTTTCTGATAATGGTTCACTAACCTTAAATGAAGGTAGAGATGAAAATTGGTTTGCTTTGTAAATATCTGTTGAGGTAGTTTTTTCAGGATTTTTTATAATACCAACTTGACTAAAAGATGTGTCTACAGGAAAATCTTTATCTGAATCATCAAATCTAGCATAAATTAAA